CTAAATTACCTTTACTTCCATCCTTAATATATTGTTGGATTTTTTTGAAGTCAATTTGTTTTTTCTTTTCCTTTCTTTGTTCAATATTTCTTGGAACTAGGATTTTATTTTCTAATATGTCTATTAGTTTGATCACTATGATATCCCTATAATTTCAGTATATTTTTTAATATCTTCTTTAGAGATTTGCCTATCCAAACCATCATACCCATCTATTTGTCCATCTTCTAAAACTGCTAAAGCTACTACTACCATGTTGGCCCATTTTTTCCCAAATGCTTTATTTAACTCTTCCATCATATCTGGTGATTTAACCTTTATATAATAAAAAGTAACATTATTAGAGTAGTAATAATCATTAAAGTGATCAGGTGCTTTATAAGTAGTACACCAAGATGAGTCTTTACCTCCATCTCCACAATCTCTAAAAGCAAAAGCAGATAAACCTAATTTTCTGGAAGCTTCATGTGTGTGAGGAGATGCTATATATAATTCTGGGGTATCCACTACTACATCATAATCAGATTCTAAATCTTTAACTGAGATTCCTTCTCCTGATTGGTTTATTTCATCTACTTCCTTTTTGAGTAAATCAAATGTTTTAAGTTGGTAGATATCTTTAGTTTTAGCTTTACCTTTTTCTAAAAATGTATTATATTCTTCAACTGTGTTCCTCAGTTCATCAATGTCAGTAACATTTTTTAATATCCATTGTTTAGCCATCCACCCAACATATTTTCTTGTTGGTGAGGGGTCAATTTTTATTAGTTTTTTTAGCTCATCTTGAGATAACTTCCCACTAGAGATATATTGTTTTGCTTGTTTTACATTTTCCTTAATGTAGGACTTATTTTCTTTTAAAAGGGGTTTTTTTATTTGCATTTTTAATAGATTTTATATGTTATAAATATAAGGAAATAGTTAATATTTAATAGTTAAATCATCATCTTTATTAATTATCTTTTTTAAATCATTTATTTCTTTTAATACGTGGGGATAATTTAGTAAGTTTCCTCCTACTTTATTCCTTAAGTCTTTAATCTTTTTTTTTGCTTCAATGGATGGATCTATATCTAAATTTTCTACACTTGTAGACTTAATATCTAAGTCTTCTTCTTTATCTTCATCAACTATAACCCAGTCATCTTCTTCAGGTAATTCTTCTTCTAAACCATCATTTAAAGTTACATCCCAATCTTCCATTTCATCTTGTGGTATATCATAGGAATTTATCGCTTCTTTTTCATCTTCTATCTTTTCACCATATAAATTTTCTCTATATACTTTTTTAGGATATGCTTTTCCAAAAGCAAAGTTAGCAGCAATTACTAAGGCAATAGCTAAAGGGTCAAAAACAAATATAATAACTAATAATAACCAATTTATAATTTTATCCATAGAAACCCCAGTAAGACCTGAAAGGTATTGGAGGGGTCCTAATTCTCCTGCTACTTCATTATTATTATCTAATTCTAGAATCTGAAGCTGGTATTTTTGTAAACTATCAGCTACTGTTTCCCTTTTAATTTGGATTTCTTTTCTATTACTTTCTTCAACATCAATCCTTTTTTGGGCCATTCTAAGTTCAGAAGTGGAAATGGTTGTTCTAATGCCCCCAACCACCGAGGTGTCCCGTACTTGGATTGAGGAAGCTTTTGCACTACTGAGAGTGCTAATATTATTAGAAATTCTTTTAAGTTCTTCATCATATCTATTTACATCTGTTTGGTAAAAATCTACTTTTTGTTGAATAAATGATTTCTGGTTTTCTACAGCGTTTAATTTATTATAAGTTTCTTGGTAAGCAGCAGATAAGAAACCATAAATACCCATACTTGTAATTAACACTAAGATAAATGTAGCAACAGATAAATAAATCCTTAAAAGTTTATTAATAACACCCCAATAGGTATGCAGTAGAGTAGCAGTAACCAATTTAGCTACTTCTAAAGAACTAGCCATAACCATTACCTCAAACGAAGCTCCAGCAAATAATTTGCTAAGACCACTTACAGAATAAAATGCAGCTGAGATGGATACTGAAAGAGCAGAAATTCCTATTAAAAAGGGGAATATCCCACGTTTTATGTTTTCCATTTTACTTAAATTTAAATATACCATATAATATAATAAGGATTAATACAAATACCAACCCTTTTCTAAAATTATATAAAATACAAGTAATGTACGGGGTAATTAAGATCTAATGCCTTTATGTTTATCTATAGAATCTAAAAGAGTATTTAATAAATCATTAGAAATAAACCCAGCCATTGAAGCATTTTTTACAATACTTAATAGTTGGAAAGTTAAAAACGGAGCAATTAAAGTTTCACTTAACCATGAAGTACCTTGAAAGCTTTCCTCAATACTTAAAACTGCAGTCAACATTATAACCCAAAAAATTAAAGTTTTTAAAATTTTTAAAGCTTTAAAGGTTTTAAACCCCTCTCGTTTAATACCCCCTATAATCCCAAAAAACCCATCAGCAAATACTACTAAGAAAATAGAAAAATATTGTTCTACATTGGACATAGTAAGATCTAATAAATATGAACACATAAAAGCGGTGAAAGTTGTCAATGTTAGTATAATATATAGACTTATGGATTTCATTTGTTTTTTTTAAACTATATCTTGGGATTCAATTAAAGTGTATGTAAAAGAGTTACCATATATTTCACTAGATTTATAAGTTAAATCCATAAATTCTTGGTAATCATCATTTTTAGAAATTACTTGACATCCTGCAGACCATTTATCTACTTGTGTAGATTCTCCATGGATATTTGCGGTGGCCCGGTGGATATTTATCCCAAAATATCCTTCTTGGATAGTACTTTCATCAAAATCATATACTTTATCTTTATCATCATCTCTATAAACTTTAACAGGTTTTCTTTGACATAAAGCATCGTATTTACTTTGGTGTAAATCAATTTCGTAAGTACTTCTATATTGGTTTGGAACTAAAATAGCTACCCCCTCTGAGTTAAGTAAGTTTTGTTCATAAAATGCCCCAGGATCAGTAGTAGCGTTGAATTCTTGGTATTTTAATTCCCCATCAACTGAATAGGATACAGTTATTATATCATCAAATCTATTGGTTACTTGGCCTTGAGTATTTGAATTTCGGATTCCTACTATGTTTAAATTATAGTTTCCTCCCTCAAACCACTTGTAATTTTTAGACTTAACAGCCTCTTTGATTTGGTTTCGTGTGTATTTACCCATTAATCCTTATTTTGGTTTCTCTTTCCTAAGACATCTCCAAGCTCAGCAATCCCAAAACACCCTAAAGTAACAATTAGGAATGAATCATATATGAATTCATTTATCACTAAATCTTTTCCCATATACCCTGTTAGTAAATCAGCCACAGCAAAAATTGTCATTACTAAAAAAGAAGCAAATCCTACAACATTTTTTTCATCAATGTCATTATCATCTTTGAATATATCCCTAAAAGCCATCCATTTTTTATTTAAGTATTTAAACATAATACAACAAATTTATTTAATAACTCTTTATAATTCCATTATACATATAAAAAAAGGGGATGCTAACGCACCCCCTTTAAATAAAGTTAAAAGTATTTTAAATTAAAATCTATACTTTAGGGAAGCATTCCAAGTGCGACCAAATCCAAACCATACTGAATTTCTTGTGTCAACCCCATTCCAAGTAGTAGAATCAGCACTTGCATGGATATTAGTGTTTGACTCAGCGATATAAACAGTATCAAATAAATTATTAATATTCACACGGAAACTAGTTTTATTACCAAATAAATCGAATCTATACGTAGCTCCTAAATCAGCTACTCCATAAGATGGTAACTTAACTGCCCCCTTATTATCAGGTGAAGTAAATTCTGAATCGGTAATGCTGTAATCAGCATAAAGGTTATCAACAAACCTATAATCTAGATCAACTCTTAACTTATTACCTAATCTTTGGTCAATTCCTAAATAAGCAGTAAGTTGAGCAGCATCCCCAACTTTAGCATCTTTTAAGTAAAGGGTACCAGTTCCAATAGCTTGTTGGTTATCATCGAACAATGTTGCTTCAAAATCTTTTGTATACTTCCAATCACCTACAGATAACATACCTCGGATTTTTGTATTTTTAGTGGCATACCATTGGCCCTCTAATTCAATACCTTTATGTACTACATCAACGTCTTTAAATTGGGCTGATCCATCTACACCTTGTTGATTTGATAGGCTACGTTGGATAAAACGGTTACCCCAAATTGTGGAATAAGCATTAATATTAAATTTAAATTTATCAGAAACATAACCATATCCCAATTCTAAAGATTTGATTTTTTCGTTTTGTAAATCTTCATTTACACTATTTCCATAGTTAGGAAAAACAGCACCAAATTGAGGTTGACGAGAAATATAACCAGCATTGAAGAACACATTGGATGCTTCATTAATATTAAGGTTAGCACCCCCTTTTAAATAACCACCACTAAGGTTTTTCTTATCTGATATTGGGTTGGTTGGCTGGTCAAATAAATCTTCTCTCTGGAAAGACTGGTTAGATAAACCTGCTTGAACAACAGCAGTTAACTTATCATTGGAATATTCAGCCAAACCATTAACACCTTGCCATCCTACTAATCCTATGTTAAAGTAATCAATTTTAGCCCCATCTTTAAGTCCAGTACTTTTGAATGGAGAAGCTTCTACTGTGGTTTCAATAATTTGACCCGCTGAGTTTTTATTTCCTGTGGAATAATAACCATCAAGTCCCATCAAATTATTAAGCACTCGGTAATGGTATCCTTTATAATTACGCAAATCTACACCAATAGAATATCTCATTTTTTCACCCTTAAAATTAAGGTTTGAAATACCACCTATCCAGTCATGGGAATTCATTGAGGCTCGGCGAATTAAAGCTGATCTATTTACACCATCTTCCCTAAATCCATTAGACCCAATTTTAAGTCCTTCAAATCTTGAAATGTCTCCTGTGTATGCTTCAGTATTACTTTGGTTTGCAGAAACAATAGCATCATAATTGATAAACCCATTAGCATCACGGGAACCTCGACCATTTTCTAAGTAATGTTCAGTAAGATCCTTTCTAAAAGGTAAAATGTCAGTTTCCGCATTGTAATAATTTCTACCACGTGGTCCAGTTCCTCCTCCACGGCCCGCAGACCCATAAAGTGAAGTATTTAAGGATATTCTTTCAGAAATTTCCCAATCCCAGTTGAAAGTTGCAAGAGGTTTGTTATAGAAGTTTCTTCTCATTGAGAATTCTTCTCCATTTAATGTACCTCCATTAGAGTTCCATCTACGATCAATTCCTTCTTTTCCAAAGTTTTGATAATCACGGATAGATACCCATACGTCTCTTTGGTGATGCCATTGACCTGCTCCTAGAAATGAAAAATTTAAAGAATGAGATGAACCTTCTGGTGTGTAACCTACAGCAGCAAAGTATGTGTATCCTTCTCCACTAGTATTGTAAATGTACCCGTCACCAGACCACTTAGTTAATAAAAAACTACTAGACCATCCTTTACTATTAACTCCAGTATTATAACTAGCAGTAGTTTTTGTATAACCATCATTACCAAACATTTGTGTCAATGCTCCACCTTCTTCTCTATCCGCAGATTTTGTAAAGATAGATACTGTACCACCAACTGAAGGAACAGCTAATTTTGAAGCTCCTAAACCTCTTTGGATTTGAATACCTGAAGTAACATCAGTAAGACCTTGCCAGTTTGACCAATAAACCCAACCATTTTCCATATCGTTAACTGGTTGACCGTTGATCAAGAATGATGTATTTCTTTGATCAAAACCCCGTAATGAGATGCGTGAATCACCATAACCCCCACCCTGCTTAGTGGCATATACCCCAGGTGTTTTACTCATAACTTCAGGGAACTCTAAATTCCCAGTTTTTAAAGCTACTTCGCTAGCTGAGATAGTGCTTACTGCAATAGGTGTTTCTCTAACCTTTGCAATATCAATAACACCCGAAGATAAAACTACTTCTTCAAGTTGAGTCAAAGATCCAGCTAATTGAATAACCATTTCTTTTGAGGCCAAGATTTCTAAATCTTGATATCCTAAATAAGAGATAACTAACTCACCACCTTCAGAAATAGAAATAGTAAAGTTACCGTCAAAATCAGTGATTACACCATTTGAGGTACCTTTTTCTACTACTGTAGCTCCGGGAAGGGGTTGGTTGGAATCTAAATCTACTACTTTTCCATTTACTTGGGCAGTTAGCCAAGTTGTTGCTAGCAGTAAAAGCAACGAAATTGATTTTTTCATGAAAACATGATTTTTAAAATTAAACATAAACAAATATACAAAACAAAGGGAAGATATCCAAGCTATCTTCCCAAAGAAATTGTCAAAATATAAAAAAACTATCTAATATAAATACTAATAAACTATAAGTATCATATTACTTTAATATAACTAAAAAAGTAAAATATATTAAGATTCACAAGCAACACAATCACTCATACGAGACCCTAAATCTCCTTTAATTACGGAATCAGTTCTTAAATAATACAAAGTTTTTACCCCTAGTTTCCACGCTTCAAGATGACATTGATTAATCCATTTAGGTGAATCATTAGGAGAAAAACTTAAGTTTAGTGATTGGGTTTGGTCAATATAACGTTGACGTATAGCCGCTTGACGGACTAATTCTAATTGGTTAATTTCAGGAAAGGTTAAAAACAATTCCTTTTCTTCAGGGGTAAGAATGCTATCGGGTAAACCTTGCGCAGAACCATCTTCCTGAAGCATTTGGTCCCACCATTGGTCTTTATCTTCACCTTTAGCTACTAATATTTCTTGTAGTACCTTATTTTTTCTAATAAAAGTACCTTTAGCCCCATTAAATGTGTAAATATTGGCAGGAAGGGGTTCAATTCCAGCACTAATTCCACCACATATAACAGAATTTGATACTGTGGGTGCAACAGCTAACAAGTGGGTATTTCTCATACCTGTACCTTTACACCATAAAGGTTCTCCATATTCTTTAGCTAGTTCCATAGATGCTTTTTCTGCTTTTGCTCTAATATCAGAAAATATATTATGAGTATGAGCAGTGGATGCAATTGAATTAAAAGGTAATCCTTTTTGTTGTAAGAATGAATGCCACCCCATTACCCCTAAACCCAAAGCACGTCCTTTACGAGCGTGGTTGTGGGTTCTTTGTAATGAATCCTTACCATTTGACTTATCAATAAATTCTTGCATAACCCCGTCTAAAAACCAAGTTGCTAACTCTATAGTATCAGTATCTTTCCATTCATCATACTTGGCTAAATTCATAGAAGATAAACAACAAATAAAACTATGTTCTTCATCTGTAAATAATGTAATCTCGGAACAAATGTTAGTCATTGATACATCTAAATTATTTAATCTATATGCAATAGGGTTATCTTTATTAACATTATCTTTATACATAATATATGGCTCACCAGTCTCCATTCGTGATTTTAGTACAGTAGCCCATTTACTCATAGCTTCAGGGTCTCTAGCTTCAAGCTTACGCATAAAACTATCCTCTACAACTACACATTGATGAAGATTTAAACATTGCCTATTGGGATCACCTTTAGGTCTACGGATTTGCAAAAATTCATCTATATCCCCATGTTCAATATTTAAATTAACAGATGCCGCTCCTCTCCTAACATTACCTTGGTTAGTAGCAATAATTGATGAATCAAATATTTTAGCCCAAGGTACTACACCTTCGCTTTTACCATTCCCAGTAATTTCTTCACCACGTTGTCTAATGCGGGATAACGATATACCCACACCTCCACCAGATGCGGTTAATTTCATTAGTTCCGCGTTAGTTAAACCGATTCCACGTATTGAATCGGGTGTGTCAACACCAAAACATGAAATAGGTAAACCTCGATCTGTACCCATATTGGATAAAACAGGAGAGGCTAAACCTAACCACCCATTCCACATAATTTTAAAGAATCTACTAGCCAGTTCAGGTTTTTTTAATCTAGAGGCGGCGGCAGTAGCAACCCTTTTATAGGCAGTTCTAACAGTTTCTCCTGGGAGTAAATATCCTTTACTAATTGTTGCTAGAGAGATTTCATCCATCCAAAGAGGATATTGTTTACCTGCTTCCCATTCATTATAATTTATTTGTAATGCGTTATTTTCCATATTATTTTATTTTTTCTTTATTACATAATCCACATTGGGTAAGATATAAGGCATTATAAGCACCACAAGTGCATACCCAAATTTTGTTCTCTATCTCACCCATATCTTATTCTTTTATTTAAAATAAATCATTAGCGTCCCAGTTCTGGACTCCTTTAGAATAATTTGTTACCCTATTTGCAAAAAAATCAGTATGTTGCTTTCCGGCCGAAAGACTATCGAACCATTTCATCCTTTTGACTGCTTCTTGGTCAATACCATTAACAATAGATTTGTAACCTAAATCACCCATTTTAGTATTAACCCTATGTTTAATAAATGAGATTAAATCATATTTAGGACATCCGGCTAAGTCCCCCATTTCATATACCTTATCAATAAAATCTAATTCTAATTTTAAAGATAACTTTGCAGCCTCTTCAATATCAGACTGTAATTCGGGAGTGTCAAATTCTGGGTGTTCCTTAAGTAGAGTTCTGAATAACCAACACCCGGCATCTGAGTGGAGAGACTCATCTCTAATACTCCATTCAACAATTTGCCCCACCCCTTTAAGTTTATTGTCCAACTTAAAAGAAAGTAAAACAGCAAATGAACTAAATAAATTTACTCCTTCAGTAAAAGCCGAAAAAATTGCTAAAGATTTAGCTCTCTCATGCCAATTAGGTGTTCCATCATGTCCATCTCTTACACTCGTTAAAGCTTCAATTTTTGCCATTGTTGCTTCATCCTCTAAAAACTCACTAAAATCATCTAATCCAAGTTCTTCATTTAATAAACTATAAGCCTCAGCGTGTATAGTTTCAAAAGCACCAAATGTAACAGCCATTTTAATTACTTCAGGTTTTCGGAACCATTTTGTTACTAAAGATGACCAATAATCATTTACTACAGTTTCAGTTTGTGCAAAGCCTTTCAAAATTGAGCCTATAATAGTTTTTTCGGTTTCAGAAAGATTTTGTTTCCAATCATTAACATCTGACATCATAGGTACTTCTGTATGTAACCAATGTGCTTGTTGTTGTTTCATCCAGTAATCATGAGCTTCTGGATATTCGAATGGTTTATAAACAATTCGTTCTTTTAATAGTGAGGTTTTAGCCATTATATTGTATTTTTATAGTGTTAGTGTTAAGGGTTTAATTCAAAAAACTTTTTTTGTAACAATTGCTTGTCAAAAGTATCAACATTAGTATCAAATTTATTAGATTTAGTAACAGGGGAAAAGGATTCAGATTCACCTTCATCGCTGTCATTATAATCAGAAACTTCAAAATGTCCTGTTGATGTGTCAGCACTGACAGAAAAAGTTAAACCGTCCATTCCATATCTATTTTTCATTACGTGGAATCTGCCTGTATTATTAACTTTATCTTCTTTTTTACGTGAAAGAGACATACAATAATCAGTGATCATAAGTTTATCATATGAGCCCGCGGCTTTATCCCCTTCAATTATTTTATCTTGTGCACCTGCTCGATTAACTTGTGAAACAGACCAAATAGGTATGTCAAGTTGTTTAGCTAATCCTTTAGTACCCATATAAATATCGTCAATCTCATCTTTACGCTCACGATTTTTCTTTCCAGATGAAAGAAGATCAACATAATCAATTATTATAAGATCAGCTTTAACTCCCATCCCTTCACATTTACTAATATGGGATTCAATGGTAGAAAGAGTTGCTCTTCCTGTAGGGAATTCTTTAATAATTAAGTTACCAGGTAATTGGGGGACTATTTCTTCTACTTTATCTCTAAATGAATCTATTTTATTTACAGGAACTTTAGTAAAAAAAGCATCATATCTTTTAGCTACATAATCTTCCCCCAATTCAAGACTATAGTGGATAACATTATACCCTAGCCTTACGGCATTTCCCCCTATAGCCACTAATGACCATGACTTACCCCCTCCAGGGTTACCAAATATTAAACCAAAATCTCCATTTCCTAGCCCCCCCTGTAGTAAATCATTAATACGGGACCAAGGTGTGGGGACTATTTCTCTAGAATTTTCTCTGTATCGGGATTCTATATCTTTTGCGTATTCATGGCCTATATTTTTATCTTGTCCTGCTTTTAAAGCATTATCTACTAAAAAACGGATACCATCAAAATCACCAGCCTTTAACATATCAACTGAAGACATTAAGGCTTTTTTAAGTTGTTGGTTCTTACAAAAATTAGTAAATTCTTCCTGAACATATTCTAAATCTGTATCAGAAGACACATATGCTAATTTAAGTTGTTCTCTGATAGCAATTTGGAGAACCTCATTATCTACCTTTTGCAGTTCAACTTTTAAAACTTCTAAGGAAGGAGTTGTATGATACCTATCATAATAATTTAATATCTGTTTTATGCTCCACTTAGACGCACTATTTTCAAAGTATTCATCTGATATTATATCGTGTATATTAACCAAAAATTCTTTGTGGGTTAATAGTGATGATAAAACCTTAATTTGAAAATCATGCCCATAATCTTGAATGCTTGTTAATGTCATTATTTTTTATAACCTTTAAATTGTGTAAAAATATCTTTAATCCAAGTTTCTAAATTTCGTATCATCCCACCTAACTTATCTTCATTGTAAAATTGGATAAACATTTCAGAATTCAACTCAGGGATATCTTCTTCAATCAAATCCTCTAAATATTCCTTTCCCCTATCATCTATTAAAGGAACACTTAAATCCATAACTTTATAGCTATTTTCTATGCGAGATCTATCTTGAACTATGCGTGAATATACAACATGATCTTTAAACTTCCTAACAGAAATATCAAAAATATCTTCTAATGTTAATTCTTTTTCTTTTAATTCAGGAAATTTTTTAAATATCCCTTTAGCTCCTAACCCTTTCACCCCAGGTATATTATCGGAGCTATCCCCAAGTAGAGTTTTATATAAAATGAAATTTTCAGTAAGCACACCAAACTTCTCTTCTACAACTTTAGGAGTATAATATTCTTTTTCCATAGGTCTATAAAGTATAATTTTATCAGTTACTAACTGGACAAAATCTTTATCACTAGAAACTATAAAAACCGTTGAATTATACTTTTCTACTAGTCTAGTAGATAACACAGATATAATGTCATCAGCTTCTACTTTATCCAATATTGTAGTCTTTACAGGTAATAACTTAAGGTACTGGATTATACGCACTATTTGGTCTATTTTTGAATCATGTTCTTCTTCTAAGCTTTCAAATGCTTCCCAATTAGTAATTCTTTGTAAATTTCTAGTACCCTTATAGTCAGAGATTAGGTTCTTACGATTTACTGTAGAACCTGCCCCATCAAATACAATATAAACAGAAGTTGGTTGAGTTTGTCTAATCATAGCCCCTAAAGAACGAAAAAATCCCCCCAAACCCCCAATGTGAATTCCATCGGGGTTTATCATATTCATCATGGCAAAATTTCTAAAAAATAAATTTAAACCATCTATTAGTAACACTTTATCATGTCGATTAAGAGTAGGTACTTCCTGGTCTTCTTGGATATTATCCAAAAGACTAAATAATTCTTTATGTTTCATAATTTATACGTCTTGGGAATCAAAAAGTACAGGAGTCACATCTTCCTCATCTTCAACAATAGTGAATTTACCTCCACCTAAAATTTTAGACCATTCATCTGCATGTTGCTTCTTATAATCATTTTTATCTTTATCAGTATCTTGGATAAAGCCATGAGAAGTCATAACTAATTTGCCACGAGATTGAATACCATTAACATGGTTTTTATCAATTTGAATATTAGTACGTTTACCCCATTCAACTTGTTTACCACCTTTAATAGCCTTAATTTTAGAAGTCCCAGCATTTGAGACATTACCAAAAGTAACTACAAATGTTGCATCATACCACATAGCCATACCCCCCTTATTCATCATTTTAGGTTGCCCCATAGGAGATTCTGCTTTTGCGGTCCAAACTTTATTGATAGCAATTAAAGTATTAGTATAAGGTGACGATTCCTTTCGAGACATAACAATTTTTTGATTTACACTATTCCCAAATTGGGTTGACATCGCACCAGCATTCCACTCATTGTTATTCTTTAATTTTTCTACGGACATCTGACAAGGGATTGAACCAATGCTATCCCAAAAGAAAGCTAAATCATATGGTAAATTGCCTTTTTTCTGCTCATTCTCTAAATCCATAATAAAGGCAGCTACATCTTCGACAGTGTTTAAAGTTTCTCTATCAATATAAATAAAATTGCCTTCATAATCAATAATTTCTCCTTCTTTATTTTTAATTAATTTAACTTCTAACCCCATTTGGGCTGCATGTTCCCAATTCCATTTCATCTCAGTAATAATAAAAACAGGAAGAATACCATTTTGCTGAGCAGATACAGCTGCTTCTAATAAAGCAGTTGTTTTACCTGTATCAGAATGGCCTCTAAGAAGAACTATATGTCCCATGGGTATTCCAGGTACCCCAGTAACTTCTCTAAAAGCAGGGGATAAAGGAATCCACTCCTGTTCTTTAAATTTAACATTTTTATCTAACCCTTTGCTGGATTTAAATTTGTTGAGATCAAATTTACTTTTAATCTCGGCAGACACTGCTGCCGAGAGTGATTTAGATACTTTAGCCATAATTAAAAGGGTAGATCATCATTAGTTGAATCAAATAAGGATTCAAATTTATCTTCTTTATTCTGTTTAACCTGTGAGGTATCTAAACTAAAATTTGAGGTAGGTTGAGTTTCAATTTTAGTTGGAGGAGTGGGAGGGTTTGAATCTACTCCATCTTCTTCCGGGGATAACCACTTCTCTAAAGCTGATTTCATTTCATCAAAAGAATACCTCTTAAATAAAGTTTCAGGGTTTGGCTGTTCAGAAGTCCACTTTTCAACTTGAGAGGGATCTTGACTTAATGGTGAAGTTTTTAAACGAACACGTACTGAAGATTTGTTATATGGAGTTCCAGTAGATTCGGGACCAACAGTTTCTACAGTTAAATCTCGACCATTAACAATATCGGTATAATCTCCAATTTCATCATCTACAGCTAGAGCTAATAATTCTTCATATACCTGTTTTCCAAATTGCCACAATCGAACACCTTTATCCTCTTCACCACGAACGATAACCGGAATAAAAGTACGAGGTTTTGCTTCGATTTTCTTGGCAAGAACATAGTTTTCTTTACTATACTCTTCTCTAAGTTTAGAAGCAAATAAAGCAATAGGGTCTTTTTCACCAAAATTTAGGGGTGAAATCATAACCTTATTAGTGATCCCATAATAAATCTTTAATTCCTTAAAGGGATTAGATGGATCATACATTGAGGGAACAACTCTAATTTGCTGTTTTCCTAAAGTAGGCTTCCAGTAAATTGTTGAGTAATCAGTTTTTGTCCCTGCAGGGGTTTTTTGTTGGAGGCCATCCAACTTCTTTTTAAGCAAATCTAAATTCATAATTATATAACATTTTTATTATAACTAAATATACGAACTATGTTTGGAAAATCCAAACTATAGGTCAATTATTTTATGGATTTTTGTATTCAATTGTTTTAACTCATTATGTTGAGTTAATAAAATACAGTTTCGATAATGTTGCCATTCTATTCTATAATTAGGGTTGACAACCCCCCCATTAAGTTTTTTAATTAACCCATTTAGGGCATTTATTGTATATAAAGTATTTGATTCTTTTTTTCTATGAACCAATATAGTATTCTCAGGGATAGAAGATAAATTAGTCTGATCTACATTATATGTAACTACATATTCATCTCCTCCTATAATCTCCAATACAAACAATTTGTTGTATATAATATCATATTTGGTTTGTATATCTTCAACTAAAATCTCTAGCCCCTCTAAGTCTGTAAATGTGCAGAATAATTTATTATTCAAATCTCCTAAGGTTTTAAAGTTAGTAATAACGTCGTAATTCACGTTATACATATTAGGAGATGGTGTTAAATTTGTCATAACTTTTATTTTAAAATGGGGGGAAAATGCCCCCCCTAACTACTCTTAAATTGTTTTAGCTAATGTTTAAGATTTTAAACCCAGAATATATAGATTCGGCAAGTGATCTTGCTAGCGAAGGTGAATCCGCGGAGATAGTTACTCGTTGAGAGTTTCCTGTTCTGTTGTCTTTAATTAGCGCTGTATAATTTCTAGCCATAATTTTAAATTTATTTATTTATTTATTTATTTATTTATTTTAACATCTCTAATATACGAATAAAAAATGGGGAATACAAGCTTCCCCACACTTTATTTATAACTTTTAGTTTGTTTTAGTATTAAGTGAACGCTCAAACACAGCTTCTATTACTTGATTTCTTGTAATCGTGATGCTGTAGGGATTTTGAGTAGAACTTGTAAGTACTCCAACCCATCTTACAAATCTATATCCCTTTTCTCTGTTAGGGATTGCGGTTAATGTGAGTTGTGTTCCATAAGGATATTGCCCCGAACTCTGTGATACCGTACCCCATTCCTCATTGTTAGATGTTACCACTAATGACATTATAAAAGGGTTTGAACTACCTGAAGATGTTTCTTCTAATTCAGCAATCTGTTCAGCCTGTTGCGTAGTTAATTCGACTAAATCACTTATTTGATTTTGCAACTCCTGTAAGAATGAATCGGTTATCTGCTGCCCGGATGTAATCAAAGAATTTAAATCTGAAATTTGTCCATCAATCACATTTTGTAAATTCTCCAAATCTTGTTGAAATTCTAATTCCAATGTTATTTGGTTGATTTCAATTTGATCAATCAATTCTTGTTGCTCTGTAAATTGTGCAGATAACACCACAACCAAATCGTTTAATGCATTTAATTGCGATTGCAATACTGTTTGGTTATCGTCTATGGTTTCTGCTAAAATATTAATCTGATTTTGCAAATTGGAATAATAAAACTCTTGTAACTGCTCAACAATAGTAACATCATATTCTAAGTTATCGATATCAGAATTTAGAGTATCAATTTCAATCTTTAAATCATTGATTTCAATTTGCAGATTTTCAATCGCTTCTGTTAAATCGTTGATTTGTTCAATGTTGCACGATGTAAACATCAATGCTAATACTATAAGTTTTGTTCTCATTTTGTTTTAATTATAAATTTTACCTTTTACTTTTTGACCATCTTGATGCAAATTACCTTCTACTTTTTGTTTGTTTTGATATAAGGCGCGCCCAACCTTTTGACTGTCTTGGTGCAAATCACCTAATACTTCTTGATATTCTTGGTGTAAATCACCCTTAACCTTTTGACCACGTTGAAGTAAATTACCCTTAACATTTTGATAATTTTGATGTAAATTACCTTTTACTTTCATGTCTGATAAATAAATATTTGTGTCAAATTTTAAACCACGAATGTCAATATCTCCATTTTCATTCGTGAAATTATCTTCAATAATTTTTACTAATTCTTGTTTTGTCATTTTTGTTTAATTATAAATTTTACCTTTTACTTTTTGACTGTTTTGATATAAATGACCTTCTACTTCTTGAATGTTTTGATGCAAATCTCCATTTACTTCTTGATGACTTTGAAATAACTCACCTTTTACTTTTTGTTCAGATTGAACTAAATCATTTTTTACTTTTTGACAACTCTGAAATAAATGACCTTCTACTTCTTGACTGTTTTGATATAAATTACCTTTTACTTTCATACCCGAAATAATAACACTTGAATTAAATTCTAAACTACTAATATCAATAATACCATCTTTATTCGTGAAATTATCCTCGATAATTTTTATTAATTCTTCTTTCGTCATTTTTGTTTAATTATAAATTTTAACTGCTATTTTTTAAAAACCTTCAAATAAATGACCTTCCACTTCTTGATT